CGACTTCGCGGCGGTCTGCAACTCGGGGAATTCAAACGGCGTCTTGGCGGCGAAGTCCGCGAGTTGCTTGAGGAACGACTCGGCCTTCTGGCCCGACCCGAGCATGGTCGTGAACGAGATCCGGGCCTGCTCCATCCCGGCTGCCGTCTCAATGCCGGCCTTGGCGCCCATGACTCCGACCGCGGCGAGCGCGACGGCCCCCGTCTTGGCGAGCGACCCAACCGCCGCACCGAAACCAGATGACAAGGACGACCCGAGCCGCTGTCCGCCAAGTCGTCCTGAGGCGTCAAGGTCAGGGCCGATCTGCCCGTCAAGCGCGCGGCCAAACCCCCGGGCAGACGGCACGATCTGGACGTATGCCTGCGCTACGGTCGTCACGGTCGCCTCCCGTCACACTCCGAGCAGTCGCCGCAGGCGCCGCATCTCAGGGGTCATCGACTCGGACTCGGGCGGAGCATTGAGGACCGCGCGAAGTTCCTCCAGCCGGGCATCGGGGCTCGGCGGCTCCTCGCCTGCCATGAGGTATGCCGAGCGGTCCGCATTGGCGGTAGCCCGGACATGCTCGGCAACCATCGCCCATGCGGCGTCGCACATTCCGGCGACGCCGATGGATACCAGCAGTGCGTCGACTAGCCGACTGCGCGCAACGCCGCCACTTGCAGGTCGGGTCTGCCGGGGTGCGCTGACGCGGCGATCGATGCCGCACCGGAACGCGAGTTCGTCGGCGTGGACGACGGCCCATCCGTAGAGCCGGAGGGCCGCCCAGTAGGGCGGTCCGTGACTCCTTCGATGATCCGCCGTCCGATAGTCATGAGGTCGGCGAACTGCTGCCCATTCGCTTTCGCCGCCGCCCAGAACGCGGCAAAGTCCTCGGGGTGTATCAGCGACCTCAGGAACCCCTTGAGGGCACCCATTGCCTGCATTGCCTGGGCGGCGTCGTCGATGTCCAGCGACCCCGCGACCTCCAAGAAGTCAGCAAGGTCCAGGTCAGTCATGGCGGGGTTGACCCGCACGACCGACCCGAACCAGCCGAAGGTGTCCGGGTCTACCGCGTCGCGCGGCGTGCCGAGGTCACCGAGAGAGGTCATCAGGAGCCGACCCGTGCCGCGCCGGCCGACCACACCGAGAACGGAACGGTCGGAGACGTCGGAATCTCAAACTTGAACTCGGCGGGCAGGAGCGCCCGGTTCGGGGCTGGCTTATTGGCGATCTCCAGCTTGCCGCCTTGGAAGCACTGGTAGGCGATGAACCGGACAGTGGCGTCGAGCGACTCCCAGCCGATCATGCAGCGCACCTCCGAGCCGGGGGCAGGGGGCTCGTACTTGTTGAGTGCCGTCGCGCCAGTGCCGCTCACGACGGTCAGTGATCCTCCGTTGAGGACCCGCTTGAGGTTGTTGAGGGTCCACGACGCGAGCGCGAACGCGATACCGCCCTCACGGCCGGTCGTCACCCACTGGATCGGGTCGAAGAACTCGGCCACGTTGACTGCCTCGATCTTGGACTCGTAAGAGATCGTCGAGCCGTCGTCGGTGGCACCGAGGTTCACCCACGCGACGGGCCAAGAGTCGGTGAACACCGATCCCGCGACTGTGTTCGTCGGCAGGGTGGAGGCGAGCGGCGCCCAGAACAGATACCCGGGCGAGGTGAGCAGGGTCGGGGTGGCAGTGCTGTTGGCCATCGGGTCACTTCACCTTCTCGACGAGACCGACCTCGTCGTACTTGTGGCGCGCCACGTTGGAAGCCGGCACGGGGTCGCCCGGCAGGTAGGCCAGGGCGGTGCCATGGCGGATCGGCTGGATGGCGACCCACTGGCCGTACTCGGCGGCCTGGGAGGCCAGGAATTCCTCCTGCTCGGGGGTGATGTCGGTGACCGTCTCGGCCACGTCGGGCGGGGTGGTGCGGGCCATTGCGTGCCTCCTTGGGGGCATGACAAACAGCCCGCGCGCGAATCGGCGGGCTGTGGTGAGTGGGATGGGGCTAGACCCCGGAGATGACGACCTCGAAAGTCGAATAGGTGTGCGCCGCCGTGGCCGCATCGGGGACAACCGAAGGCCCGGACGTGCACTCAGCGCCGAGGATCACGACGCCATCGGGCGATTGCAGGATCGCGCGCTGCACCAGCCCAGCGAGGGCCACGGCCTGCGCTTCGGTGGGTGCCCAACAGTTGACGCCAAGCCGTGCCACCGACTGCACCTGGTCGACCTGCGGGCCACCATCGCGCCGGATGGACACCTTGCGGGCATAGGTGGTCTGCGTATCGGCAACCATGTCGGAGCCGACCCACACGCCCACTTGTCCCGCCGCTACTAGGCCAGCCGAGACGACGGGCACCATGACCGCCACAGCGTCGCGGGGCAAGGTGTGGATCTCCATCGTCAGCCCTTCGCCGCGTCGAGCGCGCGCGCCAGGTTCCCGGTGCGCGACTCCACCGACAGGGCATGGTCTGTCCCGGCGACGAGTCGAGCGGCGGCACGGTCACCGGACACCCCGGACGTACGGTGGATGGACGCGGCATATGCGCCCGTTCTGCGGGGCGCGGAAGCCTTGGCCTGTGCCTCAGCAGGGCCGAGCAGGTCGAACATCAGCCGTTGCATCGCTGGAGAGCGCATCAACTCGGACATGCCCGCCGAGATGAGCTTCACGCGCGCCATCAGCCCTCCCGGATGCTCGCTCTGATGACCGTCCCCGGCTGCCAGCCCGTGAACGGCGAGCGCCAGTCGAACGGGCGCCCGACCACGCTGCAGGTCAAGCCGCGGATGATCAGGCGGTCAGTCGGCAGAATGTCGATCCCGGCCGGACCGTAGAGGGTGAAGTCCGAGTCCACGGGCTCCCGCCCGTCGAGCAGCGGCTCCACCGACCCGGAGTCAGCGACCGCCGCATCGAACAGCAACTCGGTGGCGTTGTCCCAGTCGCGCTTCGTTGACGCCGGAGCGCCGTCAACCACGGCATACGAGTCCGCAGTGAACGGGGCGCGCAGGCGAGTGACCATCTCGGCGTAGATCACGGCCAGGCGTCCGATCCGCCCTCGTAGAGGGGGTACTGGCCCCCGGTCAGGTCGGCCCCGCACGAGCAGTAGAGAGCGCCGAACGCGAGGGCACACCACGGCATGTGAGCCGACCCGGACGACGGTGCGGTGTCGACAGCAAACACCTTGCCCGTTGAGCCGTCTGCGCATAGGGACTGCAATGTCTCGATCTCTGACGGCCACAAGCTGTAGCCGGTGCGCTGCCGTGTATCGAGCGTCTGGCTGAACGGACCAGCCTGCTGCGTCTGGACGGAGCCAGCGCCAGCCTCGGCCCAGCGCTTGAGCGCGCCTAGCAGGACGAGTCGGGCCTCAGCTCGTGCCGCGTCCGTTCCGTCGAGCAGGCAGGGGGCGACCCGCAGCGCCTTGGCGTTCGCGCCGGCGAGCATGATGTCCAGCTCGTCCGCTCCAATGCGGGACGAGATCGAGGACGGTAGATCGTCGAGCGTCAACAAGTCAGCCACGGGTCACCCCCTTTCTGATCACTTCGTCTTCGTCGGTCGCTGCGCCTGCGGCTTGGGCGCGGGGTCAGCCGCACCCTCGGCCACGGGCTCCCACGACGAGTCCATGACCTTGTCGTCACGGACCTGCACGCGAGCACCCGTGACCTTGTGCCGATAGCGAGCCATCAGACGAGGTCGTGGATCTTGGCGAAGGCGTTGAGGTCGGCGATGCCCCAGCCGTAGACGACCTCCGCGCGGAACGCGACCTGGTTGTTGCGCTTGAGGTCGCCGCCGCCGTCCGGGTCGCCGTACCGGATGACCTCCAGGCCGATCGACTTCTGAACACCCCAACGGAGAGCATCGAAGTCGCCGACGATGCCGAGCACCTTCGTGTCGACGGCAATGACGCCGGCCCCGCTCACGGTCCGTGACACCGACGCGCGGTGCCCGTCGAGTTCGCTCACATCAGTGCTGGTCTGGAAGTTGGGGTAGAGCTTCTGCTCGGAGTTGGTGCCGCGCAAAGCCGAGAACTTCGACGCGTAGGTCGGGGCCAGCGCGATATCACGAGGCACAAACCCGTCCGCCAGGATCAGGGCGTCGGCGGCGTCGAGGCTGACGTAAGGCTTGTCGGCCGCGACGTACTCCACGAGGTTCGTGGTGTTCGTCAGCCGCTGAGTCATCGCGGCGACGACGGCACCGCCAGTCGGGTTGATCCCGTGGATCGTGCCGTAGTCCAGTGCGCGCGAAAGTGCCGGTTGGATGAGGTCGAGGATCTGCGCGACGACACCCAACTGGTGGTCCTCGTCGGCCCACATGACCTCATCGGTCCACCGCACCGTCTTGTGGAACTTGAACGGATCGGTCGTCTGGGGCACCTTGGTGACGGTCGAGCCACCCTTGTTGGCACCCTCTCCGACGTACTCGGCCTCGCCAATGTCGAAGGTGAACGCCTCGCCCTTGCCGAACTTCATCGGCATCGGCTGCGACAGGGCGGCGACGACGGATCCGTTCTTCACCTTGCCGAGCCACGGGTCGAGGATCTCCTTGGGGATGGTCAGATCCCCAGTGGTCAAAACAGCCATGTTGGTATCCCTCCCTGGGATTACTCGGCGCCGGTCCGGCTGAACAGACTGCGCGTGAACTCACGCATCTGATCGCCTTCGGACGCCTTGGGGTTGCTGCCCTCGCGGGGCACGATGTTGGCCTTCTTCTTGCGTTCCGACTCCCGCTCGGCGAGCCGCTTGGCCTGCGCCTCAAGGGTTTCCGCGTCCGTCCCCGTCAGGAACAGGTCGCGGTCCTCGGCGCTTATGCCGTACCGGGCCGCGACGTCGCTGCGAATCGCGTTCGCCTCGGCGATCGCGGTCCGCTTCTCCATCTCGGCTAGGCGGTCTTCCACCGTCTTCGCGCCCTCGGCCTTCGCCTTGAGCGCGTCGTAGTCGGCGTACTTCGCNNGTGGTCGCCGGCTCTTCGGTGCCTGGTGCCGCGGTGGTGGGGTCGGCTTGGGTGTCGGTCATGCGCAGTCTCCGTGCCTCGTCAGGTGGTGCCCGGCTTTGAGCGCAGCCGTCGCGCTAACCCCCATGTCGGGGTGGTTCAGTGGGTGCCGGCCGACTCGGTTCAGTGGGTGCCGGCCGACTCGCGCATGGCGGAGAGGGTGGCCTTGGTGTCGATCGCGCCGTGGTATCGGACCGTCGCGTCTGCGTAGGCGTTCGCCAGCGCGTCGGGGTCGTATCCGTCCGGGTAGTCGCGGCTGTCGCGCACGAGGATCACGGCGCAGTCACACTCACCGTGGAACTTGCGCCCGTCGCCGCTGGCCGTCCGGGCAGTCGAGTAGACCGCGCCGCGAGAGGCGAGCATGGAACAGAACGCGCACNNCCCCGAGGGACGCGCGCCCAACCTGCTCCTGATGCAACCGCCGACTTGGCCAACGTGGAGCGTCCCGGCTGCTTCACGAGTTCGTCGAGGACGACCGAGAGCGTCCCGACCTGCTCGGGAGTCCCAATTGCCCACCGCATCCGGGCGTTCGCCCGGTCCATGTCGACCGGCTCGACCATGACGACCTCCGGGGCGATCCCCAGATCGGAGGCCCACGCTTCGAAAACGTCGGCGGCGACCGTGGCGGACATGTCGCCGTATGCCGCGATCAGCTCGGGCCAGGTGCGCTCAAGCGCGACGCGGACGGCCGGTAGGTCTCCCGGGTCCGGGAGGGTTCTCCACAGCGCCAGCAGGTCGCCCTTGGCGCGCGTTGAGAGCGCCCGGAGGGCCGCGCTGAGGTCGTCTACCTCACGGCGCGACGGCATCGGCCTGCGGCGGCTGCGTCAGGGCGGTAATGGACGCCCGGGCCTGCGCCCGTCGCTTCTCGGCCATCGC